CCATAATTGCCACAAATGCTGCATGAATGGTTACAGCCCCATCGTCATCCCTACCTTGATAAGTCACTGCTCCAATATGTCGTAAAAAAACATCACGGGCTAAAAGTCTATTAATTTGATCCTCATAACTTTTCCCAAGTTGCCACGAATCAAAATGAGGTAGAGATTCAATGTAATCATACACTTCTCTCACTCCTCCACTAATTAAATCGTATTTTTGTATCATCGTCTGTTCTTCTCTTGATTCTCTCTGATCTTCCTAGCTCTTTCCAATGCCCTCTCAGCAGCCCGTTCGTATTGTTCAGCAGTGGGGAATCCCGCGATCATACCAATACCCACATCTTCATATTCTGTTAATTCGCGGATGATTTTTCCATCAGACCTAACCATTCTCAGATGTGGTCGTGGTAAATCGTGTTTTCTCCCATCCATATAACCGTCACAATACGATTTGATTTGATATTTGATGAAAGAGTTCCATTTGTTTAGACATGGACTTTGGATGCTATAGGTGTATTTCATTGTTCCAAGAGTTCTGGATTTTCAAATATATTACCACACACCACCCAATATGTCCAGTCGCATAAATTTACAAAATTATCATGCAGTGGAGATGGCGATCCATGTAAATTATTGACATTGTTATGGACGAAACAACATTCTTTATCATTCCAACCAACCACAATTTTACAAAAAGACCCATTACCCACCCTCTCAAGGATATCCCCATCATAAATCTCTTTGTTGTTTTTGTCTATCAATCCAGTGAATTGTTGAAGAACGTAATCATCGGAACAATCAACATCTCCACAATGTTTAAAATCTCCACGCAACTTGCCGTTCAATTGTAAATAGAATTTTTCAGCATATTCTCCATTCATTATCGGAGTCGAAGATGGGTAAAACATCTCTTTATATAGAATATTCCAAATCCTGAATTTTATATCTCTCATTTCTTTTTAACTTTTTTCTGCTCGGAACGAACATACTTGGTGACAAATTTACTCTTCGAAATTGTGCTGTCTTGATCCAAAAACACCTTAACAAGCTCCTGATCAGAGTCAAGGGACAATATCGTTTTCAGGATCGTTTTCAGCTTCTCCTCTTGGAGAGTTGTCACGAAAACGTTCTGGATGGATAATTTCTTACCTTTGATGTTATTTACGAAAGTGCAATAACAGAGAAATAAGTGGTTCTGTTCATTTTCTATTATATTTGAGGAGGGGTCGTATATCATAATTAAATTGCGTGGGGTTGTTCGATAGATGAATCAAATAGGCGTTTCATATATATACTATAATCTATTTTTCACCGAAGTCAAATTAAATTACGATATTTCATAAAATATTAAGAAAAAGACTAAATAATAACATAGAAGAGGAAATTACATACCAAGCTTTCAAATTCAGAATCTATCCGTTAGATTCTCAGAAGGAATTACTAGCAAAGCATTTTGGATGCTCTCGATTTATTTATAATTATTTTCTAAAAGAGAAACAAGATCATTATTTGAATAATGGCAAAACTTTAAATTATAATTATTGTTGTTCTGGTGTTAAAAAATTAAAAGACTCTGATGAATATTCATGGCTCAAAAAAGTCAATTCACAAACACTACAACAATCTTTAAAAAATCTTGAGACTGCGTATGGCAATTTTTTCCGTAAGAAATCTAAATTTCCAAAATTTAAAAAGAAATCAAACCAACAATCATTTGGGGTTTGCCAAGGAGTTAAAATAAAAAATAATAATAAATTACAAATTTATAAATTTAAAGAAGGAATACCGATTCATCTCCATCGTAAATTGGAAGGAAAAATCAAATCAGCAACAATTTCCAAAACGCCCACCGATAAATATTTTGCTTCCATCCTTTGTGAAGTCCCCAAGAAATCTAAACCAAAGACTGGTAAGACTTTGGGTATTGACTTGGGTATTACAGATTTCATAGTAACAAGCGATGGGGAGAAAGTAAAAAATCCCAAATTCAATCATTCTTTAAAACAAAAGCTTTCAAAAGCTCAAAAACATTTAAGTAGGAAAACGAAAGGTAGCAATAGATACAAAAGACAAAGAAAAAAAGTAGCGAGAATCCACGAGAAGATAACCAATTCTCGGAAGGATTTCCAACACAAATTAAGCACTCGTTTGATTAACGAGTATGATATGATTTCTTTAGAATCTCTGGCTGTTAAGAACATGATTAAGAATGTAAATCTTTCTTATAGTATTCAAGATAGCTCTTGGAGTTCTTTTATATCAATGTTGGAATATAAAGCCAAGTGGTATGGTAAGGAGATTAGGAAGATTGATAGATGGTATCCTAGTTCCAAGACCTGCCATAAGTGTGATTATATTATCGATAAGCTACCTTTGTCAGTGAGGCGTTGGATATGTCCCAAGTGTGGTGAGAACCATGACAGGGACATCAACGCCGCAAAAAACATTCATCGTCAGGGATTGGCGATTACAGATGTGGAGATGGAAGCTCTGGTTGCCAGCAATGGCGACGAAACTACTGTCTGTGAAGCGTCTAAAAAGAAGTCTTATAGACTAAGACTGAAGCCGCTGGGTCTTGCCCATCGGTAGTTCACCTTTGAGATGGTTCACGAAGGAACAATAACAAATGAATAAGTGATCGCTCTCGCTTTCTATAATTGCAGATGAAGGATTGCTCATAATTCTATTGTTTCTATGTGAATATTGTTTTCAAAAAGCGGTTGGAAATGACTCCAATTTTTATGAAATTGATTTAGACCAGAATTGTCAAATAAACCCACTTGATATCTAATACCTTTCAATGGGAATGTGTCCCTATTGATATTTTGGAACTCAATTGGAGGAGATTTACCATCAAAACGAATATCGATATTTTCATCATATTGTCTCCGCACCATCTCACATAATTGTCGGTTGGAAGAAAAATGGATAACATTTTTACCGTTGAAAGCTTCCCAAGCAGCCAGCGTCAACAAGAAAATGGATACACCTTTTCGTCTGGTAAAGGTGAGATAATTATACCCTTCAATATAACCACGAAACATCGTTTTTTGATCATAATTGATCGGATATCCATTAAAATTCTCAAAGAACTTATAGAATTCCCCCGTGGGATTAGGATTATTAGGCTTTGGTGTATAGAACTCCCCAAGATATACCGATCCTTCATACGGATTATCATTATTCCATGCCAGAAACAGCATATGAGATATCCTTCGCACGTTATCCCAATCCTTTGGTTGTTTTTCCGCTGGATAGAATTTCTCAGAGATTTTAGACACTTCGGAGACGAATCGCAATTCCTCCCCCATTACCTTATTGGGGTTGTGTTTCTCGTTGATGTGTTGTATTTCGTATAATTTCATTATTATTCAGGATTTCCAAAGTTAATTTCTCGTTTCTCCCCACAAGCATCAAACCAATGATGATTTTTGGGTTTCAGATATTTATAGAATGCTCCTTGAGGGCGCATCTTCCGCTTTCTAGCACAATACAGAAGACAACCATCGTCTCCCGCATCATTCAGAGATTGTTCCAACAGATTCCATTCATCAAGCTCCTCACAATCACCGCAAGCCCACCAGAAAAAGTCATTGCAATTGATGAAGCACTTCACTTCCCCATCTTTCAATGTGAGATAACGATAATCTTCCACTTTCTCCAGTAGAGTTCTCTGATTATCTTCCAGAGAGTAGAACCATTTTTCAAATGCTATGGTATTGTCTATGATTTTTGACAGACAAGCGTTCCACCCCTCTTGCCATTCGGTTCTTTCGGTAATAATCCCATCCTTTGTGGTTGATTTGGGATATCCGCCGATGCTATCCAGTGCTGTTTCGTAAAAGTTCATATTTCAGTTAAGGTTTCACTAAATTTCAAAAATTCCTTGGTGATTTTGCCTCCCGATGCCCATTCGCCCCCACCACCATCACAAAGAGTAGCAGCCATTTTAGCAATGTCAATCTCCGATCCCTTGTATCTTCTAAAAGAAACGAATTGTGTATCAGGATTCATGACGATTACAGCATCTCCAGCGTAATTTTCCATGATAAGATGGGATAACTCGTTCACAGAGAACTTTGAAATTGTGGAAATCACCTTAAATCCTTCCCATTCTCCTGTAAATACCGTCATATCTACAAATTCATTATCCAATTCCTCAAAAAAGCTATCAGCAAGCGTAACTTCCGTTGTAGTGAACCCATCGAACCCATCCCAGAAGCGATTTACAAAATTAATGAAACGATTACCTCCCGATTTTCTATAAAGAGCGTTGAGATACTTGGTTTCCTCGTGTTGTAGGTCATAGGAATTATAATCATCAACATAAAGGAAGAATTTCTTCAAATCCTTAGTAAATTCCACCTTTTCTTTGAATTTTTTGTATAAAAGTTTGGTCGTGGAACCACATTCTTCCTGAATCATAGTGGAATCCCATGTTTTTAAGTCTTCGAGACGGTCTGAAACGAATACCACACGATGATCATCAATCTTTTTGATAAGATTTTGATCTAGAACCATGCCGACGATAAAGATTTTATCATAATCCTCTGCGTTTTCTTTAGCCCATGGTAGATATTGCTCTTCAAACTTACCGAAAAAGCAATGGCGATACTCAAAATTTTTGAAAATGTTCCCCAATAGAATTGTTGATCCAATTCCATCCAAATCAGAGTTGACCCATGCAAACACTTTTGACATATCCATATAATTAATAATTTTTATTGATTTGTCAAGACGACAATTTTTGCAGCAAGTCCAATTCATCATCATCCATAATTTCTTCCTCGTCGTCATCCGATTGGTAAATGGAGAGCGTGGAGTAATCAATTCTCATGGCTTGAACCATACCACGAGGACCAAATCTATTTTTCATCATTCCCAATCGAATCACTGCCATTTCTTGGTCTTCTTCGTTCTGGAAGATGGAAACGATACAGTCCGCGGTCATGACGATTGCCAAGCTCTCCGCAATTCCCGACATATCGGGGTTATTTTGACCTACGGCAGACCTATTCAATTGGGCAGCACTGATAAATGGGCATTTGAACACGTAAGATAGGGCGCGGACTTGCTCACAAATCTTCTTACCCTGTTCATAACTATTACTACCCGCAGCAGTAAGCAAAGTAAGGTAATCTACCACCACAGCATCGATTCTGACACCAGAATCCTTCATTTTCTTGATGAAAGCCCCCAATTGCTTGGGGGTGATCGTGGATGGGGGAAATTCCTTGATATAAATCCTACCATCGGTGTTCTTATGCTCCTCTTCCAGAGCATGACGTAGCGTGGGAATACAATTACGGAACTCCTTCATGGGAATCTTTGTCACATTGGACGCGATTCTCTTGGCATAGAGCGTTTCGCTCATCTCCAGAGTCACCACAAGCACATGCTTACCCTGTGATGCCATGTTTGCTGCCACATTACCAAGGAAGATACTCTTACCAATGTTGGATTGTCCCGCGAATACATACAGAGCCTTACCAGCTTCCGTGAAACCACCATCCAAAGCTTGATCCAACCATTGCCATTTGGAAGAGATCATAGTCTCATCACTCAAAATGTCCTCAATGATCTTCTCCGTATCCCCATAAAGCTCAATACCCGTATCAACATTGAGATTGATACCCGCAATCTTTTCAAATTTCTCAACAATCTTGGAAGTATCCGCTTCTCCTTCCGATATTTCTTCCGCTGACTCCAAAATGGAGTGATACATCCCCCGTTCCTTGAGGAATCTTTCCGTATTCTCCCACAATTCATCCTCATTGTGGTTGGAATCTATCTCCTTGAAGGACTCAATCAGCTTCTTGAAATTGGATTTGAGTTCATCGGTAGTAAGGTATGTCTTTACCTCTGAAAATGTGGGGAGAGATTGTCGCTTATCGTAGAACTCCGCAACAATCTCAAAATATTTGGCAATATTCTTATCTGTAAAATATTTCGGTTGTACATAATCTGCGATGGATGCGAGGTAAG